AACGATGAGATTCCAGCATCTTGGTAATCTTTTATTTCGCCCTTGCCTCTGCGGACTGCATCTTGGCGTGTTAGTCTGTTACCAATCATATCGCTAGCCATTATGCTGCCGCCTTAGATATGACTTCATCACGCAAGGTACGTAATCTGCGTAATTCCTGTATAGCACCTTGTGCCTGATACATGGCTTTCATATCATCACCTTGTTCCATATTACGGTGCATATCAGTGATACGAGACTCCATGTACATCTCTAATGCATCAAGATTACGCTTAACATTAACGAGGGGTAATAGTTTCTTAGCTACTTCTGGGGTCATTTAAGTCCGCCCATTATACTGGCTAGTTGTGCGCCCATTGCTTGCCCGCCTTCTGGCTGTGGTGCTTGTTCTGGTGCGGCACTAAAGCCTTGTTCTCCCGGAACTGCAGCTCCGCCTACACCGATGTTACCCCCGCCTCCGCCAGACATGTCCATTGGGTTCATACCTTGGGCTTGTTCTTCTGGTCCTGCCATACCGCCAGCGGCTCTAATGATTTCTGCTTGACGGAATGCTTCGCGTTCATCATTAATAATCTTTTCAGCATCCAAGTCCATAGCTTGTGCCAGCTCCCGCAATACAACAGGAAACTTTACAAACGATGCTAGGTTAGGATTACCGGCAATCTGAAGAAGCTGGAGAAGACGTTGGCTACGAACTTCGTTCTTCATAAGACTTTCTGTACCACGGGCTTTAACTTCTAAATCACCGCGAACTTCAGGGTCAAAGTTAAATTGCATATTAAAAGCGTAGAACGCTTCACCAAGTGGTTGTAGCAAGTAATCATCAATGTTTTTAACAACGCCCTTAATACTGATTTGGGCAGCACCCATAAGCATGGAGATACCTGCCGCAGTTCGTCCAGTTCCTTGAACACCTGTCTGACCATGCGAGTATGACGGGATGCCTGTAGCATCATCAGCAAGCTGTCTGGCCTTATCAAACATCATCATGTTTTCTTGTGATACGTTAGGATACTTAGTTCCAAACAGCGACTGGCCCGGTGCCCCACCTTGGCGGCGGAATACCTTACCCGGATACAGTTCTAGGTCTTGACCCGGAACAAGGTTGGTTTCGTCAATCTCAAAAATTAGGTTGCCTGATAAAACTGCGTTATCAACAGCCATACGCATAAAGCCATTCATTAATGCCTGTGTGTCAGTCATGTTTTCAGCTAGGCCAACACCAAAGAATGAGTAAGGATTTAACTCGTATGGTGCGGCAAAGTAGGGAATGCGCTTTGGAGTGAAAGGGTTGATAACCAGACGCAAGACTTGGTTGTGGCAAACCCAGCAGTTTACTTGTAGCGTGTCTAGGTCATCAAGTTCACTTGGTATTTCAAGACCGGCTTCTTCAGCTTTGTCTTTATCAATGTTGCCCCAATACTCAAGAATTTCAAATCGTTCTACGTCATAAGTATTGCGATAATCTTCAAGGTCTGCTTCCCACCATTTACGTACATAATTAGTTCCCATGCTAACTGCAGAATCAATAGCATCATGCCGGAAGTATGGGCGCTTTTTAAGGTTGCGTAATTCAGAAAAGCTTAGACGGTGGCGCTGAATAACAAATTCGCACTCATCCATGTTTTTTGCATCCGAGTCAGGATACAAGTTCCATAGAGAAACATTCTCTACCTTGGGTACGGTTTTAATAATGGGAGAATAGTTACCTTCTTCATCCCAGTTAGGATATTCTTTATCATACGCAAACGGTCCTTTTAGTACGCCTGTACCAAACAAGGCCATCTCAAACGCGGTATGCCGCAGATGCTTAGAAGCACTTGACTCTTCTAGCTGGTCAAGCATTTTCTTTTCCATGCGTTTCGCTGCAGTTTCTGCAGGACGGTAGGTTTGCGATGTAGCTGTTTTACCAGGACCTACACGTAACTTATCACCTAGCTCGCCCAGTTCGTCAGAAAATACGCCCAAGTTTAGGTCGTCAAGCATTTGGCTTGTAGCACCCGGTGGAAGTTCTGCACCATCACCAGGAAAACCATACTTGCTTTGGAGTTCATCCATAGCGTTGGTGTCATCTTTGGGGTCAAAGTGTACAGCTTCTTCAACGCCTTCTGGTACCAGTGTCGATTCAACTCCTAGAGGAAATCGCTGACCGGCAAACAATACGTCAATGATTTGGCCATACGCCGCCAAGACTTTAGTTTTGGTAATTTTAATAAATACTTTAGATTTTTCAGTAGACGTAAATTGTGTTTCTGTGCCATACAATCCACGATATTGGCGATAGGCGTTCAGCCACCGCTCTTCTTCTTCAAGGCGGCTAGATTCTACACTTTCAAATTTACCTGAAATGTAACCCGCAAGTTCCTCAGAACCAGAAACAGGTTCAAATACTAGCGCTTCAATATGTTCTTCATCAGCCATAATTAATATCCAAAGGTTGCATCAGCGGGTTGCCATCGTTGATTTGGTGGTCCACCAGAAAAATCAAAAACGGAACGTGATTTTGGACGCGTCATAATACCGTATCGTAACGCATCATATAAGTGGTCTTCTACTTTAGTGTTGACATCTTCTGGATTAGTTTTATCCATTGGGAGGGTTGGCAATTGAGCAATTAAGTTAGTACAGTTGCTCATTATTTCAATGCCGGCTCTACCGCTTTCTTCGTCAACTTGTAGGCGCCGGTGTAGTTCGTTCTTACCTGCTACACGACTACCCCTGCTTCTGTCGGATGGGCGCCACCTACACCCTTCAACAATCATTTGTTCTGCAAGGGACGGTCCTGTGTCTCCGCGCTTATGCCAAAGTGATGAATCAAGTACGCCGTAATGTATTGATTCTCCGTCCTCAGCTTCTAGAACCATATGTGCCAGTTCTTTAGCTGGTACCTTGCTTACATATAGTTCCCTGTAAACAATTAAAGTTTCGTTGGTAGGGTCTACAGTAAACCAAAGAACGCCAGAAGCAGAAGCGTAACCATAATCGCAAGCCCTGAACTTTCTCCATGAGTTCGGTATTTCAAATGGGTCAATAACGTGTACCCGCCTATCAAATTCCGAAAACGCCGCGCCTTCAGCAATGTCCCAAGACCCTTCTAATAATTGTTTACGCTGTACTTCTGGCAGTGAGAGCAGCATGGCTTCATAATCACCGGCTTCATACAAATATGGGTTATCCAGCAATTTAGCTGGCACAAAACGCCTGCTGAAAAGAGGCTGGCCCGCTTTAGAATGCCGACTTGGGTAAGTGAGGGTTTCACCGGTGGTAATATCCGTCGCCCAAAAGGGTCTTCCAGGGGTGGACGGGTCGATGAACATTTTCTTAACCCAAACATGTCCAGGTCCGCCAGGGTTCGTTGTTGCTCGCATGAAGACTGGGAGCGAAGGGTCTGCTGTTCTAAGACGCGAGCGTAGATAATCCCAAGCATAAGGTGTAGCATACTGTGTTAATTCATCTATACCAATATATGTAAACGCCTGACCCTGATAACGTAGAACGTCTTTATCTTGTTCTAGATAGGTCATCCATATTCTGGCACCGGATGGAAAAACCCACTGGCTTTTCTTTTCCATCCACTTCGCACCCGGATAAGCATTCGGGTACATCTCTTGACTTTTATGTATCAATTCACGCAATTCATCGTTTGTTCTACGTAGAATTAGCGCATTAAAGTTCTTGTTGTTGCAATAGCGCAACGGGTCTATAATCAAAGCGTAAGACTTGCCGCCTCCGGCTGCGCCGCCATATAAGACTTCGCGCTCAGGTGCCGCAAGAAAATCCGTTTGAGGGCCGGGATTAGGCTCAAACAGGATTTTATCTTCGGGTTCTTCATTAATCTGCTCAAATCCAGAAGTACCCATAACTTGAATTTCGGGTTCTGGGTTCTCAAGACGCTCAAGCTTCTGTATCTTCTTCTGCGCCATATTAAGTTGCATACGTGCAGAACGTTTTTGTTTAGCTAGGCGAGCCTGTTCTTTTTCCTCTTTAGTTTGAGGTGTTGATGTTGCCTTCGTTTTGGGCCTTGGCGGTACGGCGTTTTT